CAGCTCTCCAAGCCTCTCTCCTACAAGCAAGTGCAAGTCCTCCTGCGCTCTGCTTGCCACTTGGAGAAGGCCAAGGGCACTGGTCTTCAGAATAAGGCGTACTGCACCAAGAGCGATTCTCGACTCGATGGTTCTGACCCAGTGGAGCGCGGTCAGCTCAAAGAACAGGGTCGGCGCAGTGATCTTGAGTCGTTGGCGGAGCGGGTTGTCGCCATCGGAAGCGTCACTCCGGATTTGGCGCGTGAGTTTCCTACTCCATACGTGCGTAACTACCGCGGCTTGCAGTCCCTCGCTTCACTGACGTCCCGCCTGCCCGCCCGCGGTGCGCCCCGTGTCGTCTACCTCTATGGCTCTCCGGGTTGTGGCAAGAGCCGTCTTGCGCATCTCCTGTGGCCGGAGGCGTACAAGGCTACGGATCAGAAGGAAGGCTGGTTCGACCGGTACAACGGTCAGGCGGAGGTGATCTTCGACGACTTCGAGGGTCAGTTCCCGTTGCAGCTCATGAAGCAGCTCATCGATTGGTATCCCATGCAACTTCCGGTGAAGGGCGGCTTTGTCCCTGTTGCTGCACGTACCTTCATCTTCACGAGCAACATCGACCCTCTTGCTTGCTACTGCAACCCCGCCTGGGAGCGCAGGATCCGGGACTTCGGCGAGATCTGGCAAGAGGACGAAGTCAAGCAACGTTTGCAGGAGAAGTTGGATCTGGATTCCGCAGCCCTACGTCCTCCGAAGCTTCAGCGGCAGAACGCTGTTGTCATTGACCTCACCAAGTGCGATCACGCCAACCAGGAGGACGCCATGCAGTGTCCTGAGTGCGGACCGTGAGAATTTTCCGCTTGTAGTGGCTCGGGGAAGGCCTTCTCTTGATAAATTGTAGTTCCTCATATTTTTTGTCATTCTGTCATCATAGGGACCTGTACCTTCAGTTGCTGCGAGGAATGCCCTATCGCCGTCAATGGCGAGGCCGCTATCCAAGAGGCAGCGCACGCAAGTACGGACGATCGTACGCCAAGAGATTCAGCCGGAGTGGAAGTGCATTCAAGGGACGATCGGCCCCACGGCGCATGACATCAGCTCGAATGGGATCGGATACGGGCTTTTCGCTGGCATTGCACAGAGCGTTGATGCGGATGGTCGCATCGGCAACGAAATCCGAGTCCACCGAGTCGACGTCTGGTATTATTGGGTCGCCCCCCAGCATCCCGCTAATCCGGAATGGACTGCATGCGGCAACCGGTTCATCCGAGTCAAAGATTCCAATGGAGTCAAGCCCACCAACAGTTCTTCTCCCTACGATCTGAGCATTTACACTCAGTTCATGAACGGGCCGGCTCCGGAGCTTCAGCATCGGAAGTTCAATGAGAACTGCAAGTTCTACAAACCTCACAAGCATCGTGTTGCTGGTCTTCCTGTTGTGAGTGACACTGTGTGGCATACACAGAGTGCAAATTACGAGGACGCTGAGCTGAAGGTTCCCGTTGTTGTCACAACCGGAGCTGGTGCTCAGACCATTCCTGCGCATGACATCGCTACGCGAATGTATTTTGTTCCTCCCAAGTATCCCGCTCAGATCTACCGGAAGATGTCGCTTGTGTTTCGCAAGAATGGTGGTCTGAAGGTTACGTATACAGATGCCAACGTGACTGGAGCGTCTGATCTGAACCACCTTTATTGGCAATGTTGGTCTCAGCTTGGTGCTGGGTTTGCCAGTGGCTCTGCAACCCAGTGTCCGACGATTACTGCTGGATATCGTGTGTGGTTCTCTGATGTTTGAATACACTACTCATGAGCGAAGCGAGTGTTAACACACCATGTTCAATGCGATACTGCAGCCGCGCTCGGGAGGACCCCCGTTAGGGGTACGTCCAACCTTCCGGGGCACACCAATTCCGGTGCTTCCTGACCATTATGAATACAAGGAGGCAGCGAAGCCGCCGATCCGAAAGAACTTGAGCCGCGAAGCGGCGATAGTTTAAAGTTGAGGGGGCAGTATTACCCCTCAACTTTTGTTCAACTTCTGTACCTTAGTAAGATAATTTTGAAACCTTCCGCGCCGAAGGCGCGGAAAAAAATTTTGATCACCAATTTGATCACCACTATATTTGATCACCACTCGTTATAGTGACTGATCACCATCACTATGTCCGGATATAGTGACCTGCTGTACCTCGCTATAGTGACCAACGCAAAACTCTCCGCACGGGTTCATCCAGGAAGAAAACCGCGTTGGCGTTGGTGTACATGGAGTATACGGTTCTGCGTAGGTTTAGCTGAAGAACCGTCTCATACTGCCGTATGCCCTTGAACTCTCCTTACAGATGTCCTCACTGCGGAAGGTGGGGCGTGTTGAATGCTGACGGCTTCTTCCTTTGTTTCTTACATGGGTGGCAGATCCCTGCACTCGTGGAAGCTCCTCCTGCAGCATCTCCCTCTGTGCGGGCCCGGAAACGCCGAGCGGAAGCGCAATCCGAGGAGGAAGAACAGGAGTCCCTCCCCGAACTCAAGAGTGACCCCGTGGGAAAGGGCCGTGCGCGGAACTACTGCTTCACGGTGAACGCGCTTCCCTCTACGTTCTACAACCACTGGGAGACGTGTGACCTTCCTTCCCTCATCACCTACATCGTCTTCCAGAAGGAGGTTGCGCCCGAGACCGGTCATCTGCACGTGCAGGGCTATGTGCAGCTCTCCAAGCCTCTCTCCTACAAGCAAGTGCAAGTCCTCCTGCGCTCTGCTTGCCACTTGGAGAAGGCCAAGGGCACTGGTCTTCAGAATAAGGCGTACTGCACCAAGAGCGATTCTC